GCTTTGCCTCCGGCCTGCTGTGCACTCAGGCCCCACTCCAGCAAAGCACCTCCTGCGGCGCCGACGACTACGGCAATCAGGCCGATGCCTGAGCTAGCCAGCAACGCACGAACGGCTGCGGCAAATCCACCGGTGGCAATCGCAGCAATGCCGCAATACACCTGATAGGTCGCCATGGCTGTCACAGCTAGGCCGATGCCTACGGCTGCACCCTTGGCATTACTGGCAAGAAACTCAATGGCAGACCCAATTGCATCAAACACCGGAGACAGCAGAGAGGCTACGGTATAGGCAAGCGTCAGGGCACCGCCAAACGCTTCAATCACGCTGGTTGCCGTGCTGGCGATCTGCTCAATATCAAGAGACGCAGCAAAGTTAATGAACTGCTCAGCCGCTTGAGTCAACGCTGGGGCCAGTTGAGCCAAGATCTGCTGGCCAACGATCTCAATGGCTTTGCCAGCCAGCTGGAACGTGTCGCCAAGTTGATTGATCTGGCTTACATCTAGTGCACTGAGGCCACCGCCGAATTTGGACAGGAAATCCTGCGACGTTTGCAGGTTGCCGCCAAGCTCTCGAAAGACAGGCAGCAGCTCGGTGCCGCTCCTGCCAAAGATTGACACTGCAGCCGCCGCCCGCTGGGCCGGGTCTGCAATGTTGTTGATGGCGTTGGCAATAAGCGTGAACTGCTCAGACGATGAAAGCCCCTGGAAGTCAGCGGCATTCAATCCGATTGACGACAGCGCTGCCACGGCTTCCTTGCCGCCCTGAGACGCCTTGACGATTGTGACCTGTGCTTTGGTGAACGCCTTGCCAAGGGACTCTGTGGACACGCCAGCCAGGTCTGCCGCTAATTGCAGTTCCTGCAGCTGCGAGTAGCTGACGCCAAGTTCCCGTGACAGATTCGACGTGGATTCAACGGCGTCAAAAGCGCCCTGGGCAAATCCAGAAAACGTGCTGTACACCGACTGCACGCCGTTGACGAATGCTTGACCAATGGACAGCGTCTTCAAAACGCCAACGTCGCCTGCAGTCTTCTTTGCCGCCAGGCCAAGCTTCTCAAGCTCAACGGCAGCGGCGTTGACGCCCTGGGCCATGCCCGTGGCAGACGCCGAGATGTTGAACCCAAGTGCAATCGTGGCCATGGCTACTGCTTCTTATTCAAGTCTGCGGCCATTTGCCGCAGCACGTCGTGAATCTGCGTCTTGTGTTGCGGCTTCTTCTTGAGTACCGGAATGAAATCGTTTGGCTCAGGCACCTGCCCACGCCTGCAGTAAGGTGCCAGAATCGCTGCGGCAATCGTTCCAGTTTGCTCCCACTCTCCACCGATCGGTTCGTAGTACAGATGCAATGCCATCCACATGGAAAATTCTTTGCTGTCCATGCGCTGGTGCAGTTCACCAAGCGTCATGCCCAGGTGCCCGGCCAGCCGCATGGCAAACAACAGTGCGGGCCGGGCGTTCATTCCCCCGCTAGTTCGTTCACGTCCTCCATGCTCATGGCATTGTGCTTCATCGCACGATTGAACAATCGGTCCACGACGGCAATGCTTTTGCCTGCCAGCTTGTCGATCTCAGAGTCGGTGAAAAGGCGGTTGCCTTCCTTGTCGCACAGGCATCGAGCCAGGAACTTTGAGCGGAAGTTCTGGACGCCCTTTTCCTTGTTGGCCAGCCATTCGCATTCGTAGGCGTCACGCTCACCAACCGTCATCACTCGCACGTACACGTCTCCGCCCCACTCCTTGACGTGCACCTTGAGCACGTTTAGGTCATTGGCTCCAAGAATCGCGTCTTTGGTCAAATCCATGGCTGCTCCTGCTAATTGAGAACCTTGAGCGAGATGCTGTATTTAGTGACCCCGTTGAGTTCAGCATCGGTGCTCACAGACTCATAGAGTGCAGGAACTGTCAAGTTGCAGCCGCCGCCTGTGATTGTCAGCGTGGCCGTGCTTCCTACGTGCGTTACCGCAACGCCAGACATGCTGAGGCATTGAATGGTCAGATTTCCGACTTCATCCGACCACGGCACGGCACGGCCCTTAGAGCCTGCACCGCCGTAGTTCCACGAAAGCGACTGCATTTCTTGGAACGTCACGGCACCCCATGTGGCAGAGATGCCTGTGCTGTATGTCGCCACGGAAACCTCCGTGGTTCAAGCCAAAGAGAAATCGGCGGAACCACGCACCACGTCGTTTACCGTCAGCGTGACGCTGGACGAGTTGCAGGTAGCCGTGGCACTCACCGCAACGCCGCCAGTGATGGTGAGCGTTCCGGTGGTGTTTTGAGCGATGACCGCATTTCCGATGTACTCGATGCTGACAGACTTGCCGGTGTCAGTCGTTCCGGCAGATCCGACCAGCGGCCTGGACTGCGAGAGCACAGAAGCCCCGGTCGTCTGGCCAAGGTGGGACACGTCGATTGCATCGGTGCCACCGCCGCCTGTGGCGCCGATCGTGTAGGTGATGGACGTGACGGTGAAATTCGTACCGCCGAAAGAGAACGTCGTGCCAGCATCATGGGGCGTGACGGCCATGCTTTAAATCTCCTGCCAGATTACGTCGTACACCTGCGTGATTTGATAGGCCGGAGGCAACTCCGCACCGCCCAGCGAAACAAAATCGTCAGACTCGTTTTCCAGGGACGTTTGCTTCACAGTCGTATTGTCCACCGTGCCGCCGTACCCATCCAGAACGACACGCATGGCGTCAGCCACTTCACGGGCCTGGTCGTAGGTGGCGCCGTAGATGCTGTATTCCAGCGTCAGCTTTGGAGTACCCAGAGGGCTTCCGAGCGTCTGCGTCCGCTGTATGCCTATGCGGCGCCACGTCACGTACGGCAGCGGCGTTTCCGTTGGAACTACAAGAGGCTTGACCCTTGCCCCAATCAGCGAAAAGACGGCCGTGCTCGAGGTAAGCGCAGTGAGCAGGACTCTTTCTGGTGCTTTCATGGCCCAAGATCCCTTAGCCGTTTGGCGTATTCAGCGCTTGCTTTGGTCAGCGCCTTCCGCATTTCACTGTCAATGATGCTCTGCATTTGGGACCGCGATGACGCAAAGGCCCGCTGGAGGGGATGCTTGGCCTGAGTGCCACTGACTCGACCTGTGGCAATAAAGTCCAGCGGATACGTACCACGCCCCTTCGACTTGAACGGGCCACGGCCGGAGAAGGACGACAGGACTCCGCTTTTGTTTCCCGACGCCTCAAGGTAGTTTTCGCGCCTGGTGCGAATCCTGCCGCCAAGCAACACCCTGCCACGCCGCTTGGATCGTGTCTTGAAACCAGGCGTCCTTGGCTTGGTTCCAAACTCAACTAGGTGCGAGTGATAGGCTCTGTTCGGCCCCTTAAGAACTGTGCCGCCGCCAAAGGCAGGCGTGGCGCTCTTCTGGCTTTTGCTGTTTGTCGGCCGCCTCGGACCAACGACGACAACGCTGACGGGCAAGCCTTGCTTGTTGTTGGTGTACTTCCGCTCGGCCTTGCTGACGCTGGCCAGCAGGTTGCCGGTGACCTGGCCCAGCTGAGAGTAGTTTGCCCGCAACGCCGCCATACCTGGCTTGGCGGCTTTCCGCAGGGCCTTCATCTGGTATTTGATGCTGATGTCTTTTGGCAGTTCCTGCAGCTTGGCCACCACGTCCTTGAGCGGCTCCACGATGCCAAGGTCGATGCTGCCCTTGGTGCGACGCTTGCCAAGGCGAATGCTGATAAACGGGTCTGCCATTACTTCACCGTTTCTTGGCAGATGATTTCGTGCTCGCTGCGGTTGCTGTGCTCGAGCAGGCTCACGATGTCCAGCGTGCGGGAACGCCACGACAACCGCATGTTCTGAGTTAGACCAGGCAGGTAACGCATCCGCACACGGTGCGTTACGCCAATTTCCTGCTGGCCTAGGCCAAGAGACTCGCGTGCGGATACGCCTTCAACGCTGGCCCACGCTGACGTGCTGTTTGCCCAAGACAGGACCGTTTCGCCAAAGGCATTTGTGCTGCCGCTGGCAATCTGCACCGTGACGCGCTCGCGGAGCTTGCCGGCGTCAATCATCGGTAGGAGCCCCAGCGTTGCGAGTCCAGCAGCGACTTCACGCCGAACGGCACCTCAGTACCGCCAGCGTTGTCTGCTGACGCCCTGCGTTCGTACCACGTGCCGATCAGCATGAGCATGGCGTGCCGGATCGCCGCCGGGACGCTCGTGCCGCTGGCTCCATAGCCAGCCCACCATGTCACGCTGATTGCGTTGTCATCCATCAAGTGCGGCGGCCACGTCTGGCCGTAGAGAGTCTTCACGGTGCCAGGCGTGCCGGCCCGGTCCACGCGGTAGCTGGC